ACTTCTGCACCAGTACCTTCACTTTGTAAAGATTTTCCAACACCTCTAACACTATCAAACAATTTATGACCATTACCTACACTTCTAGTTTTACACCAAACCCAATCTGGTTGAAATCCTACACCTGTAAAATCTCTACCAGCAGATGTATCAGCACCTGTCCAAGTTAAAGTTTCAAAATAATCTGATGGTTTATCTAATCCATTTGTATAACTCATTATCCATACTCCGCTAGGTTTTTTGTGTTAAGTGCATAATATCCACTTGGTGGTGCTGTTTTAAAATTTCCGTAACCATTACCATCTGAATTACCACCACTCTCACTATAAGGTGGAGAGCCAAAGTTATAAGAAGCTGTGCCAACAAAATCTGTTGATTGAACATAGCAACAAGGAAAAACTTCTCCATGATCACTTAAATATTGAGAGCCATTTGTAAATAATTCTGATATTGCTCCTGTTTTATTTGAACCAGATGTTGGATTACCAGAGTTCATGTAAGTTCCATTTTTACTAATATAAAAAGCAAAGTTATCCATATCCAAAGCAAACCCTAAAACATCTCCTGAAGATATACTTACTACTCCTGTTGTTATACCACCATCTCCTGAATTTCCTCTAAAATCTGGTACAGCTTCATAGTAAGAAATTCCAGCACTATTTGTACTAGCATGAGGTTCTGATGTATTTCCAAACGCATTTTTATTAACAAATCCAGAAAACAATCTACCTACACCATTTGATTTTGATTCCCAATACCATTTACCAGAAGTTACACCAAAAGTTGAGGCTACCAATGTTACTTCACTAGAACCTATTGCAACTTTAAGATTACCTTCTTCAAGAACAGAAGATGGTGTAGTATTTTGACCTCTCCAAACAGCTAAAGGATTAAATGTTGCAAAATTATTTGTGCAAGTATCAGTAGATTGATCTATTGCTGTAAGGTTATTAACTGTAAAGTCATTGTCATTACCAGATACATCATTTCCTAAAGCTGAACTATCTTCAAAGTCTAAATAAAATCCATTTGTGCCAAAGGTTAAACCAGATACATCTATTGGTTTCCATATTCCACTATCTTCGTCAAATTCTCCAAATGATGTTGGTGCTAGTTGTTGTCCATCTATAAATACAAATTCAGCTAAATACATATCAATAAAATCAGAACTTGTTTCTAAATCTCTACCTAAATTAATTACATTTGTGGTATTTATATCTAAATCTGTGTTTTGATCTGGGTAAGTAGCTGCACCGCCATCTCCTTTAACAAGTGATCCTTCTTGCACTCCATTTATGTAAATCTTAACTCTATCTGAAGCAGTTCCTTGCGTTGTGTCAAATGCTGCAACTATATGATACCAAGCAGAAACGTCCCTAAATTTTCTAGTTGTAAATATAAATTTACTAATAGGTTCTAAAGCAATTCTAAATGTATCAGTAGTAGAATGAAAACTTAATCTGTTTGCACCAAGACCACCTGGTCTTACATTATAAATAGTATCATTTGTGCCTAATTTAGTTCTTTTAACCCAAAATGAAAAAGTAAATGTTTTTCTATTACTTGCACTACTTGGTGTTCTATTTAAATAGTCTGAACTACTGTTTTCAAACCTAGCAGAGTTAGCTACATCATAGCCTGTATCTTTTATGGAGTTAGTTCCAAGAATTATCATTAACTCTCCAATGTTGGAAGTTCGCCTAATGGTCTTGATTGAACACCATCACTATCTGTTGTGTAAGTGTATAAAGTTTCTAATGCTGGAGTATCACTTGCATTTGTTATTGCAGTTTCCATTTCTGCTTGTTTAGTTCTAACAGCATCTCTGTGAGTAGATATAGCACTTGGTATAGCAGTAGATTTTTCTGTGTTTCTAGTTATGTACCAATCAGTTCTAGCAAGTTCTCCAGCTACTTGTTGTTTTAAAGTTCTAATTAATTGTGTTTTTAAACCCTCTGTTTTTACATCTCCAACAGATTTATCACTTGGTAAATCTCCATCATCTGAATCTGCTTGTGTCCATAAGCTATCTGCGTGTGCTTTAGGTGTAGCAGTTCCCCATGATCTTGTAACTTGATTGTCTGCAAAAGCATAAGATTCATTTGTGTTGATATACCACTTCTCATCTTTAAAATTAGATGAATCAGTTACTACTTCATAAATACCTATTGCATTTAATTCAGAAGCTGACCATAATTGAAATATTTTAGCTGGGTATCTTACATCTCCTATAACCATAGTTTTAGGATTTGTAATTAATTTTGTTACTGAACTATCTTCTACTAATGCGTACATATTTTAACTTTCACTTAAATTTAATGTTCTACCTACTTCTTGCCAAATAGCACCATTGTATTTGAATACTAATATATCAGTTTTACCATCTGCCGAAGTAAATGTTGGTGCAGTTGAAGCCGCAAATTCGAATACTGTATTAAAAGCTATTGTGTGTGAACCATTGTAATTAATTTCTACACAAATAAAAGCACCCTCAACAGGATTAGTTGGTGCAGAGAAAGTAGTGTTTTCTGTTGTTAGATGATATGCGTTTGGTTTAGCTTGTGTATCCCAAGCAACTGCATTTGATGATGATGTTAATGCTTGTTGAGGTATGTAAGCAAGATCGTTAAATTTAATAGCCCCTGTTCCTTTTGTACTAAATTCTAAACCAACATTAGTATCATCTCCTGTTGCAGATATAGATGGATTATTGCTTGTAGCACTATTTGTTAATTCTAAATAATTAACTGCTGAAGCTGTTGTTTGAAATATTAATTGCTCATTACTGTTTTCATCTAATATTCCATGAGCATCATCTATTCCAATATTATGTGAATTTGTATCTAAGTTGCCACCTAATTGTGGAGTAGTGTCTGAAACTATATCAAATGAAACTGAACTATCTAACCAATTAACTGTGTTTGCTGAAGTGTCAATATCAGCTAAAGAAATATCGTCAGAGCCATCATAAAATTTTAAAGTTAAGCTATTTGAACCAGAGTTTGTAGTATCAATCCAAATCGTGCCTTGTACTGCACTACTTGGTCTTGAAGTTCCTGAGTTAGATGAATTAATAGCACCTAGAACATTGTTTAAATCTGTTCTAAAAGCTGGAAAACCTTGATTGGCAATATCGTAATCATGTTGAGACATAGTTTCTTATACTCCTTTTAAAAGCCTTTTGCAATATAATCAAAGGTACGACTTATTGCTGTACCACCTGAATTTTTAAATGTTAAGTCGAAGCCATTGATTGTCTTGTTTTCTACTAAAAAGAAATCTCCAGTAGCAAGGTCTTCGCCTGTAATTCCAACTGCATAATTAACAGATTTGAATGAATTTGTAAATGTTATAGTATATGTTCCAGCACCAGAAGTTATATCATTTCCACTAAATATTCTATCAGGCATATCAATAGTTACTGATAATTCTGATACAACAGGAGTTGATGATAAATCTGTTGAAGTCATTATTAATTTAAATTTAAAGTATCTAGCAGTATAATCTCCAATAGTGAAATTTCTAAATGATGTGTAAGTAACATTATCATCAGAGGTTGCTATCTCAATATGTGCATTACAGTTTGCTGGTGTATCTCCATCAAAGTTAGATTTTTGATCGTCAAAATCTCCTGTTCTACTATCAAAGACATCATCTAAGTTATCTGATGTTTGAGTTATAGAAGCTGTAATTCTAGCAGTATGTTTTGCCCCAATATCAATAGGTGTTGCAAACTCATAACTTCCTGACGCAAATAAATCAGCACTTGTTAAACCAGATTCAAATAATCCTGTTCCATCATCAAATAATCCACTAGCTGAATCAAATAGTTCTGATGAGTCTAATTTTAAAGTATTATCAGATTCAATTACATTTGTTTTAGTTCCTGTAAAGTCAGGGTGTTCTGATTGAGTTGCTACTGCATTAAAGTTTAAAACTCCTGTAACATTAGAAATAATAGCTGTTGCGTTAGAACTAAAGTTTCCTAGTTTATCTACAGCTTTGATAAGATAAGTTCCAACCCTTGCTGGTACATTAATTGAAGTTGCTGGTCTTGATACTTTCTCAACTAATGATACAGAGTTTGACCAAGTAGCTGAACCATCTATTAAAGCTGAATATCTAATTTGATAATAAGCAAGGTCTAAGTCTGGTATTTGTGTCCAAGATAAGTGAGCCTCTTGTCCAATAACATTACAAGAAAAATCTTCAATATCAGATGGAGGTGCGAGAGCACCAATGATTGTTCTAGTTGCTGTTACATAAGTTGATGATACTCCTAAACTATTTACAGCTTTAACTCTTACATTATAAATTTGTTGGTCAATTACATTTAAGACTCTGTGATTTAATCCTGAACCTTGTGCATAAATAATATAATCTGAATCTGTACTTAACTTGTATTCTACTTGGTAGTAATCAACAAAGCTATCAGGAGAAGCACCTATTGATATATCTAAAGCTACAATTACAGTTCCATCATTATATTCAATTAAAGTATCATCTAGTGTAACACTTGCTGGTGGTTGAACAACATTTGGATTAGGTAAGTTAGTTGATGGAATACTAGCTTGTTGAGTTTTACTAGCCCAAGTATAATGTGAATTTTGGTGTTCAGTTAAATTTAAACCTACTGTAAAATCTTCATTAAAAGATATTGAAATAACTCTAAATGCTTTTGCAGAATAACCTAATGAACTATGTGTAATATTAACAATATCTCCTATTGCTAAATCATAAGCATTTCCACCAGCATTTATACTTAATTGTATTGCTTCTCTTGATCTTCTTAAAATAATCTCTGCCATTTCTTCGGCCTGATATGGACTTGTTATTACTTGTCCAAAATCAAAACGACCCTCTAACAAAAATCCACCATCTGCTGACTTCATAGTTGCGTGTTGATCTGCACTAGGCAAACTAGAATCATCTATCGGTGGGAACTGCACTTCATCTACTTGCCAATTTTTATCAGGAGAAACATATGAACAAATAACTCTATTATATTTATCGTTTTTATTTGGACTCGATACAGAAAACCCACCAAATATATCATCTTCAGTTAAAGTAATTGATGCTGTTCCTGTTGTTTCAATAACTAATCTGTATTTACCAGAAGTATAAGGAAGATAACCTCTGCAACCTTTTAAAAGAGTTCTTGTATTATCTATAATTTTTTTAGATGTATCTAACACAGCATTTGCGTCAAATATATTTATATCACTAGCACCTGAATAAGGTGTTACTTGTGTTACACAAACTTGTGAAGCATCATAAAAAGATTGTAAATCAATATCACTTACTGCTAAACCTTTTCCATATCTAGCATTTGTTAAGTAGTCTAATAAAACCCAAGCTGGATTAGTAGAGAAAGCAGCAGTTTGTGCTTCTAAACTAGAATTATAAGCTACAACTTTTTTACCCTCTATTAATGTTTGTATTTTAGGAATAGAACCAAATACATCTTGATTCCATTTAAAACGAATTGCAAGATAAGCTAAACCAGATAATTTATGATTGCTTCCCCAATTAGATAATGTTGATAATAATGTTGATGCTGATTGACCATCTTTTCCATAATGAGGTTCTACTCTAATTAAACTTTCTCCACCTTTATAAAAAACACTATCGCTACTATCTACTTCAACAACAGTATTATCAGAAAAAGAAGATGCAAAGGTAACATCTTTATCATCTATTCTAATTCCTTTTATATCGTTAATTTCTCCCTCTGCTAATATTATAGCAATATATAAATATTGATTATCTGTTCCTGAAGTTTCTACAAATACTCTAGTTCCACCAACTAATCTTTCTCCATATATAACAGGAATATTTGCGTCATTAGATTGTTTATTAAGTAGTACACCTTTTTCAAAATCATCTGCTTCATTTATACCAAAATCAGGAATATCAACTTCAGGTACAAGCCATGATAAGGCTTTACTAAATACCTTTACTACTGGTTCTAAAATTTTATTTACAATATTACCCATTAGATATGAAACTCCCTTTTATATTTTTTAGATATTCTGTAGATATTATTATTGTGATCTACTCTTAACCAATTAATACATTCGTTAGTTTGAAGATAATCTTTAAAATAATTATAAACCCAAGACATAACTATTCTTGCATTTTTTATAATAACAATATCACATAACCATAGATTAGTTCCACTTTGCCATGTATTATTTTTAACAGTACCTTTTTGTTTATAAAATAATTCATTCTCTTTATTTAAGAAAGCCCAATTTACAAAACCATAAATACCATCATCATCTTCAAATTTTTTATATTGATTACATTGTATTGATGGCAATATATGATTAGCCAAATCTTTATCAGTATTATCTTTATATTTATCAAACTGTTTATATAAATTAATAATATCTTGCATTATGATCTTCCCCATTTAATATCTTGTACTGTTTGAGATGAAAATTGCATACCAACATCTGTACTAAAAAATCTTTGTTGAGATGTTGAATTTGTTTTTCTTCCATTTTTTTTATCAAAGTTAGCCCAATGAGAAGTAACATTTAAAATAACTGCACTTTCTTTTGTTGTTTCAGAAATTTCAAAAGTATCTATCTGGCCATCATATAAAAGAAAAGGGTCAGCAATAATAGCATTAGAATCATCTAAAAAACCTCTAAAAATAACTACTGAATCATTAACAACATTTTCATTTAAACAAGTTGATATAAGTGATTGGTCTGCACCTGAAAAACCTAACTTTAATGAAGTTTTAGTTATATCTACTTCTTCTGTAAAATTAGATATACCCATAATAAGACTAGAGGTTGCGTAAGTAACTGATGAGCCAGATATAGAAGATGTTAAAGGAAATGAGCAATCAGTAAAATTAAGAGGAGTGCCAAAACCAATAGTAATAAGATGTATTGGTCTTAAATCATTTGTTGCTAGTTCGTTCTTTGTTGCTGTCGTTAGGCTTCTCGTCATGTTCCTCAAATGTTCGTCTGTTTATTTTTATTGAATCATTGACAGTATAAATAGCATTTTTAGATGGGTCTTTATACTTACCTTGATTCAAAGATTGAGCATCAAGATCATCAGCTTCAATTATTTCTTCAGCTAAAAAATCAACACTAATCCAATATTTTACTTTGTATTTCATCTATAAGGATTCTTCAACATCAAATTCAAATTGATATAAAAATGCACCATCTTTTGCTGTTCCTACTGCACCAAATTCTTGAATATCATTTGTTAAATGTACTGTAAAAGGAACATTATCATAAGTAACTACTGAATCATCTGCAAGTGCTGTAATTAAAGGTGGCTCAATGGTTACTGTTGATGCGTTACTAGAAGCCTGAACATCTTCGACTACCATATAAACTTTTGAATGACTTGCAAACTTTATAAAATCTCCAGCTTTAAATGCGTGTGGATTATCGTTGTGGTGTCCGTCCATAGCAATAGTTGTATCTCCAACTGCGTGAACACCATTAACTAAAACTGTGTTTGTTTCATTACCTCTAGCATCTTCTATTTCTGGTGGGATTATTGTAAAGTTTTCTTTGCTTGATCTTTGTTTCATTATAAAAGCCATTAACTCTCCATAAACATCTGATCTAGTTCCTGTAACTATTCTAATTGTAAATCCAAATCTTTGGTTATCTATTTGTCTTGCAAGTTTCTTACCAGATACAGATTTAGAGATAATAGTATTTTGAATTGACTTTATTCCTAAAGTTTCAAATTTAGCAGAAGATATTGGAAAAGCACCAGCCATTAGATTATTGCACCTCTCCCTCTTTCATTAACAGATTCATTTATAATTCTTGATATAGTTCCACGTCTTTCAATTAATAACTGATCTATTCCAGCAGCATTAACTGCATTGATTGTGAAATTAACATTTACTGCACCACTATTTCCTGTACCTCTAGCATTTTGTGTAATTTGTCCTGTTTGGTTAGGTACAAATAATTCTGGCCCATTTTCTCCAACTAAAATTGGTCTGCCTTTTGATACTGCACCACCTTGAGCATGAGAACCACCAATGTTACCCATGTTAAAACCACCACCACCAGCCATTGAACCACCACCAGTTAGAACTGCAAGTATAGCTGCAAGTGCAACTTGTTTTCCTAATTCTGACGTATATCTTTTAGCACTATTCAGTCTTTTATTTTCTCCTAATAAAAGTTTATCTCCTAAAATTTTTTGTATTCCCATTCTAATAACAACTTCAATTAATAATGCTAAAGTATTAACAAGTGCGTCTGCTACCATTTTTTTAAACGATTTACCTAAATCTTCTCCAAGTATAACTGCTCTTGATAAAGCATTTGAAAAAGATGTAATACCAGAATTTAAACCCTCAACTATTGTTGTTCTAATATTTGTAAATTTATTTTTTATATTTTCTAAAGCACCCTGATTTAATTCTTCAAATTTAGCAATAGCTTTTTCAGTTGCAGTTGGGATTCTATATCCTAATTCATTTTCATAATTGTATAAAAATGTATCTATTTCTTCTAATTCTTCTTTAAGTGGAATTATGGTTTTATATATATCTCTTGCGTCAGGTAATTTTAATTTTATTTCATTTTCTTTACCAAAGAAATTTTGTAGTCTACTGAAAAGGTTGTTAAGTACAATTCCTGTACCAACAATTTTTGCAGTTAAGCCACCAAAAGCAACCATTAATAAAGCTATAACATCTAATAATTCTCTAAAGTTTTTAGTTAAAATTTTAACTGCTCTTGCTAATTCTAAAACACCTACTGCAAGTTTTTCTCCTATTTCTCTACTTAATCTTCTAATAGCTTCATCATTAGTTTCTGTAAATTTTTTTAAATCTCCTAATTGTTTTTTAAGTTCATCAAAAAACCCTTTAGCTATTTCAGTTTCTATTGTGAAATAAGCATCTTTTAAGTTTGATATAGTTCCTTTTAAAGTTTGTGCTAGTTTGTTTGTTAGTTCTCCAAATTTACCACCAGTTCCAAATGCTTTTGCTAATCCTTTAATAGACTCATCAACACTAACTTTTACTCCAGCAGAGAAACCAGCCATAGCTGTTACTGCTCTATCTCTAAATAAATCTGCTGAACCTATACCAGCACTAAATGATCTTTGTATTTGTTGAGAAGCTAAAGCAAAATCTCCACCCAATTGAACTGCTGTGTTACCAGTAATTTTTAATAATTCTTCAAATGATATTCCAAGTGATTCTGCTTTTTCTGAAACAGTTGCTAAAGCTGTTACACCTTGTTGAATATTTGATAGTTCAAATGGAGTTGTTTTTGCAAATTTTGTAACTGCATCTAGTGCTGCTTTACCTTTTTTAGCACTTCCAAATAATGCTTCTAGTTGAACACCAAGTTCTTCAATTTGCATACCAGCACTAATAATACCTCTAAGTACAAGACCAGCACCAAGACCTATAAAAGCATTTCTTAAATTAAATACAGCACCTTTAACTTTTGCAAGACTTCCTTGCATTTTATTAAAGGCTTGTGCAGATTTATCCTTTGCTACAATGTCTATATTAAGTCTTTGATTTGCCATTATTTTAAATTCCTTGCTTCTGCTAGTGATTGTTTCGTTTTATACTGTTCTTGTTCTTTTTTCAAGTAAGCTAACCAAAGATTATAATGGCTCATTGGCATATCAAGAACTTGTTGGATTGTGAGATGTAATCGTTCTGCTACAACTAAAAGCGACCTAACATCAGGGTCGCTATCTACTTTTTTTCTGCGTCCTCGTAATTAGTATCTGAAAGTATTTTATTGGCAACATCAGATATAACATTAGAGTCTGCTTTTTTTCTAAGTGCAAATTTATCTTCTGGACTAAAGGCTTTAATCATATCGCCTTTATCATTCTTAACTAACAATTTCATTATAAGTAAATCAACAAGAACTGTTAAGTCTTGAAAATTACTAGACTTCTTAAAGATAATGTTTTTTTCTTCAAGGGTTAATGGCTCTGAATAGAATACACTAGCATTTCCATGCTCGTCTTTCCATTGCTCTACCTCAATAGTGATAGTTTTAAGAGTTTCAAAATGAGATTTAACTCTATCAATAACTGACATAAATTAGATTATACAGTTCCTATTGTTAAAGCACCAGTTCCTTGAAAAGTAACAGTTCTTGAAATTATTGCGTCCATTGAGTTATTGATACTCATACCTGTTACAATACCTGTTCCTGTGTAACTTGCATCTCCACCTGTATTACCTTCTGGTAATAAAACAAATGAGATAGAAGCACCAGCAAGTAAAGTTTCTTGTTGTGCGTCAGATTCGTCAAAGTGCATTTCTAAAGTACCAGAGAATGAAGTTCTACCAGCAACAAATGATTTAGTACCATCTGTTAAAGCAGTATCTTCTACAACATCTCCTGTAGTTTCAAGTGTAAAGCTAGTTAGTTCCCCAACTGCTGTTCCACCAGCTGTTACAACTCCTTCTTTTCCGTGATGTGTTGCCATGTCTTTTTATCCTTGTTAGATTTAGTTTGTTTAGTTTCTTGCTCTTGCTTATAGCCAAGTTTTAAATAATGTTCAAGGTTTGTTTCATTAATACTTATCTCTGAATTACCTTTATATAATTTAATGTCTTTAGCCATAAGTCCTTTTACTATTTATCTTCTTCTTCGTCAATATCTTCCTCATCTTCTTCATCAAAATCTTCTTCTAAATTATCATCATCTTCTTCCCAAGTATGATCTTCCTCTACATGGTTTTCTCTAATTTCTTCGATTAAATCTTTAACTTCTTCACAAAGTAATGATTCTTTGTCGTGCAGTTTTTCTACTTGATCTACTTTTTTATTAATTTTATCTAATAATTTATCTAATTGACTCATTGTTTATCTCCTTATGGTGTTCCAGCTTGATATTCGTACATACACCTGATTGTCATTCTTATTCCACCAACAGGAAATAAACTTCCCTCGTCAGTTTCTACTTGTATGACTTCCGAATCAAGTGCATTACCATTTCTGGTAATATCAGTTTCTATTGCAGTTTCAATAGCTGTAATTAATTCATTTCTTTTAGTATCAATATTAGCTTCTGCACCTTTAACAAAACCTAGTATTACAAAATCAATCGTACCATGTCTTGTTTTAGCACCACTACCAAGTTCACTATCATCTCTATTTTCTTCTGATGTTTGAACTATTACTGCTGGATATTGTTGTTCAGATAATTCATCTAATAAAAAAGGTTGTCTAGTAGCCTTTTTAATTGTTATCGGACTAGATATACTAGATATTACTGATAATAAATTACTTGCTATGTTTTCTCTTACACTCATATTCTTGCTTTCCTAAATTCCTTTGCAACAAATCTGTTAAATTGTTTTCTTATTATATTAGCAGTTCTATCATTAAAACCAAAAAATTCCCTCTTATTTTTTCCTAATACTTGATTAAATACTGCTCTTTGTAACATCTGTGAATTACTGAATCCTACACTAACTTTATTAGTTCCTGTTTTTCTAATAGTTCTACCAGATGGAGTTAAAGCACCTAACATTCTACCAGAATAAAATAAATCTACATTTGTTGATTTACCCTCTCTGTTTAATTTTTTTAAATAACCTTGTGAGTATGGAACAAATGGTCTATCTCTAAAATCAATACCTTTTTTGGTTTTAGTTCTAATAATATCTAGTAATTGGAATCCAGCTTGTAGTATTCCTTTTTGAATTATACCTTTAAATCTTTTCTGTATTCTTGAATATCTTTTTTTAACTAAATCAGCATTTGTTTTGATTTTCAAATCAATAGTCATTATCTAATCAATCTTCTAAATCCATGTAAAGGTTCTCTTTCGTTTGATACAATAGTTCCATCTGCATCAACATCATACTCAACACCATCTTCTAAGATCATTCTCCATTCCATGTTGTATTGACTCATGTAATATTCTGCCATTCTTTC